GTCCTTTTTATTCGTAAAGAACCAATGAAAACGAACCGGGTCTGATAATTCATTATCATGAAAGGGTCGGGACAAGAACATACTGTCGTGAATAAAAATCATTCGATCCGCCCAGCTGTTTTTCAAAAAGTAGTAATAAGGCAGAATCTCTCCTGCTCCATTCCATTCACTTTGTATGACTTCCGTATCCACCAATTTTCCATTTACCGTATTGATGGAGGAGTTATCATCGATGATTTTAATTGGGTTGGTATAGAATGTACGAATGGAATTATAAGAGGAGATCCAGAGGTCATTGTCTTTTGTATGTCGAATATTACGAAGAATAACAAATACATAGGATAAGCCGTTATAAACAAGGGATGTAGCAGAAAGGGAGCTGGGCTTAATTCTTCGAACAGATTCGCTATCGGTTCGATATGTTAGCCGAGAGTCAGAGAAGAGAGGAGCATCGGGATAGATAATCTCATTAGCAACTTTTTCAGGTTTGACCTGAAACGTTTCAGAGAGAATAACAAGTGGTTGTTCTGCCCGAGTAACAATGGTAGGACGAAGCTCCGTTGGAATCTGGGATAGGTCACGTTTGCGAGGAAGATGCCGGTTAGCCCACGATGACATGTATTTCATCGTACGATAATTAAATGGTTCTTTCTTCCTCGTTGATATTAAAGACATGTAATATAAATGATACTAAATGGGTTCATTCGGATCAAGAATAATACAGTTGTTCAATGGATGTTATACGATAGATGGTGTACATGCTAGAATATACAGTGTAGAGCAGAGAATGCAGGCGATAGAGCGAGCACAAACTACGTTGGATAGAAAGTATTCAGATATGACAATTGTAGAGGAACTGTCACGTCAACAATTCCGTACATTACAATATGAAATGACACAAGTCATTCACAGAATGGATGTAATGGAACAAAACGATGAGATGGAAGAGATCGTTGTTTTACGTTCATAGAAATTATAATAACTAGGTAGACATGAATACAGTGTTTGGCATGAATTTTTTTGTGTTTTGCTTTTTGGTATTGATTGTTGTATTCTACTTTTCAAAGGAGTTCCGTGATAAGGGCCTATCAGGTTACAATTTGAAGATGCCATTTGGTGCCGATTCACAAGAGGCGTTCGGAACGAGTCCTGGAACATTGGATCAATTGTCTTCTACTCGCTCTCCGTCGGCTGGAGGAAGACCTGATATCATTGATCCAAATCGCAGACCGGATCAGGATTTAGAAGATCATATTCAAGCCAATTTAACGAAGAAAGCGATCATGGAAATGACTCCGCCCGGATCCATGGATCACGATTATGCATCAGCCTAGATCCGATCGTATCGTTCATGAAGATCTTCGGAGTCCCAGTGGATGATTGGCTTGCCAAGAGGATAAGCTTCATACGGAATCGCAGTTGTGGTTGGCTTTTCCAGCGATAAAAGAGTGTGAAGCGAGCGTAAACGCCGTTCTAGTGGATTCCGAACATTTTTACACTGAGTTCGGCCAAGCTGTTTCCATCGCCATTCGAATTGAAGCGCAGTTCGCCATTCGGGAAGAGGGACATAACACGCACGTTTCCAAGTGAGACCTTGTGCGACACGAATTCCTGTCGCATGGGCACCTCCTACCAATTCTTTATTATGCTGACGCAACCGTCTATCAGGATCCACGGTTGCGCCAACATACGTTTGACCCTCCTCCGTATAGAGAAGGTAACAGAAAGCACTCATCTATTAATCATACCATATTCTTATTTAAACGCCGTGTAATATATTATACAAAGAAATGGCATGTACGGTCGTGACTGCGTATTATCCTATTAAGTCTAAATTCTCAAAGGATCGTTACATGGAATGGGCAACTACCTTTCTTCGAATCCAATCGCCAATTGTATTGTTTACGGAAGAGAACATGGTGGAACAGATTCGTATACGCAGAGGAAATCTTCCTATTCAGATTGTTACCATCCCATTTGATGAAATCGATACATGGAAATTGTATCAAACGAAATGGAAGGAACATGTAGAATTGGATCCAGAACGACATATTCACAGTCCTGAATTATATGCGATTTGGGCGCAAAAGGCGTTTTTTGTAGATAAAGCAATTCACGAGAATCCTTTTCAAACCGATTTCTTTTTTTGGTGCGATATCGGTGCGTTTCGCGATCCACATGTGCCTTCTTCGATTCTAGAGTCGTTCCCGATGACAGACCATATGAACCGAGACAAAATTATATTACAATCGGTTGGAAATGTGGTACCGACCGATTGGGTTCCACGAAGAGACGGCATTCGCGGAGAAGTAATTTCTCATCGATGGAATGATGTTCGACTGGTAGGTGGATTATGGGGAGGAGGAATCGCAGGATGTTTACAATGGAAAAAGGCATATCAAGAGATGTTGGAAGCATATTTTCGAGTAGGGCGATTCGCAGGAAAAGATCAACAAGTCATGTTGTCCGCCTATTTGGCAAATATCTCACTCGCAAATGTTGTTCGATGTACAAAACAACATATTGACGAATGGTTTTTCTTAGAACATTTATTGTCAAATCAGCCAGAACGATATGAACTTAATCCAACTTATCTCGTGTAATACGTTTGTTATGGTACCATTCACGAAGCTCTCGATCGGAATGACCTTTGCTATTAAAAGCAGACGACTTATGAATTCGATGCCATGTTAAGATTTCAGGTATATTATATAATGTACCACCTGAAAGACATATTTTCATCCATAAATAATAATCCTCTAGAGCCTGTCCCGTTGTTTCATGATACTCCCATTTACAATATTCTTTTTTAATGAGAGAGCTACTAATGATAATGAGATTATGGTGGTTGAGAAGTTCTGGATGAATATACCCAGCTGGTAAATATGGAATCGCATTACTCTCTCCAAAATATCTACAGAAGGTACCAATTACAGCAGCATTGGGTGCTTCGTGATACATGGTTTGAAGTTGTCGTGCGAGTTTATTGGAGTCCCATACATCATCGCAATCGAGAACAGCAATCCATTGCGTAGAAACAAGAGAAACGAGGTGATTTAAACTCTCTACTTTCCCCTGTAAAGGCGGGCCCTGAATGACAACATGAATACGTGGATCGATTTTCGCAAGTTTCATAACCGTCGGTGCGACTTCTCCGCCATCCGAACCATGACCATTGATACCAATCCATAGATCCCAATCAGGGTATGTTTGTAATAGAACGCTGTTTATACACTGTTCTAAGAATTCAACGCCATTATATAAAGGTATCAGAATGGAGATAAATACCATTCTACTTACTACTAGGTTATTCCTATTCTTTATATTAAATTTAGATACCATTATCAGATGGCGTCGATTCGTATACCTCTTACACCAGAGATTCAACAATCGGCAATCGATGCAGGACTTTCGATGTTTTTGGCAGATGCTACGACATTACATGTGTATAGTAGTGATGTTACATCTCTTCAGACATGGTTAACGACGAATCACATTACAACACCACCCACTCTTCATAAAATGGCACATCGCTTAGAGTATACCCCGTCTTTTACACCCAATGCTATAAATGTACCTTATTTCACAATGAATCAATTACGAGCGATCTATAATTATCCAATTCCAAATATTCCCAAATATGTCGTAGGAGTTGTGTCATTTGGAGGTGGTCTGTATGGTTCGGTTGATTCACGCGGTGTATTAACAAATGGAGATGTACAGGCGTATTGGACATCGATTGGAATTGCTCCCTCAAATCAACCAAAAGTGATTATTGTACCGATTAACGGAGCAAGGAATATACCGAATATCAATGATGGTGGTTCGACGATGGAAAATACAATTGACGTGGAGACAATTGGAGGAGCATGTCCCAGTGCGAATCTTACTATTATTTTATACATTGCCCCTAACACATTTGATCAATTTCCATTACTCTTAAACTATATGTATTCTACGAATATCATAGTAGACGGAGTGAATTATAAACCTAATCTCATTTCATGCTCGTGGGGTGCGCCTGAAATTTATTATGGAAGCACACTTCTAGCATCCATTAATTCTATCTTAACAACCATGTCAAATGAGGGTATTAACATATGTACAGCGACGGGGGATAATGGTTCAAATAATGGAGTCGGTGGTAATGGAAATTATGTTGACTTTCCCAGTTCTAGTCCATATGTTACGGCGGTAGGCGGTACAACATTGGTTTGCCCAAATAATGTATATGATAGTTCGACACGAGAGACAGCATGGTCCACTGGTGGAGGTGGAGTAAGTATAACATATGGAAAGCCATCCTATCAGAGTACACTTACTACATTAACTCGCTCCATTCCTGATGTTTCATGTGTTGCGGATCCAAATACAGGTATTATTTTTACTTTAAATGGCCAATCACAAGTCATTGGCGGTACAAGTGTCTCAGCGCCAACATTTGCTGGATTATTAGCAAGTATTAATTGTAAAACCTTTGTAAATCCGCTACTATATCAAGCACCATCCTCTTGCTTTCACGACATTATAAGTGGGTCAAATGGCGCGTATACGGCTCGTTCTGGATATGATGCGTGTACAGGATTGGGAAGTATAAATGGTACAGCATTTTTGAGTGCGATTTCTGCCCCTGTATTGGTTACGGGACTTACGCTCAATTCTACGATCGTATCATTGGTTCCGACGCAGACATTTCAATTATCTGTGTCGGTTGCTCCAAGTAGCGCGTCCAATAAAGCCATGTTATGGTCGTCAAGCGATACACGTGTAGCAACCGTTTTAAATGGACAAGTTACCGCAATTGCGGTTGGATTTGCGACGATTACTGCTACTAGCACAGATGGATCAAATGTATCGGTTAGCGCCAGAATTACAGTTACGTCCGCTAGTATTCCCGTAACAGGAGTTACCTTAAATCAATCCACGCTATCACTTCATCCGACAAATATCGCCACTTTATCGGCGAATATCATTCCATCTAATGCAACAAACAAATCAGTTGTGTGGAGCTCAACATCGACGTTGATTGCGACAGTCAATTCAGTAGGAGTCGTGACGGCAGTTTCTCCTGGTACAGCAACGATTAATGCTACGACATTATATGGCGGATTCATTGCTAGTTGTCAAGTCACGATTACGATCCCTGTATCATCGATTACAATTTCTCCTTCTTCTTTTATATTAAGTACAGGAGCATCGAAAACACTGACTTCTACGATTCTACCATTGAATGCTGCGAATAAATTGGTTACGTGGTCTACTAGCAATCCCTCTATTGCTACGGTGAATTCAACCGGTGTTGTAACTGCTAGTTCCACTACAGGACAGGCAACCATTACAGCGACAACCGTCAATATGGGATTTAGAGCAACTAGTACAGTAAATGTAGTGGTAGGTGTCCAAAGTGTATCATTGAATTCGTCATCCATATCATTATTGAAAGGGGTAACCTTTCAGGCGGTCGCTACAGTTCTTCCATCTAATGCGGCAAATAAGAATGTTACATGGTCCTCCGCGATATCGAGTATTGCAACAGTATCAAGTACAGGATTAATTACAGCAGTAGGAAATGGGACAGGTGTTATTTCTGTCTTTACACAGGATGGAAATAAGACAGCATCGATCATAGTACGTGTCACCACAGCCGTTACGTCGGTTCGTTTAAATCAAACTTCTATATCATTGGCTAGAAATACAAGCTATCAATTGACTCCAACCATCGTACCTTCTACTGCCTCAAATCAATCTGTTACATGGTCATCTAGTAATACAGCAATTGCGTCTGTTAGTTCATCTGGATTGGTGCGTGCGATTGCGATTGGTTCTGCTGTAATTCGTACGTATACTACGGATGGTAGTTTTCAATCAAATTGCGTGGTAACTGTTCGTGCGTAGACCTAAAGCGAATGATGAGAATCATGACTAAATGGCGATTGTTTCGGTCAATGTGATGGGTGGGCTAGGGAATCAACTGTTCCAAATTGCTGCGGCATATGCGTATGCGCGACAAACAGGCGGAGTACTTCAAATTATTCATAAAAGGGACAATGGAAATCGACCAGTATATTGGAATACGATTTTAGAACGAATCCAACCCTATTTAGTAGAATCTATACCGCATAATTTGACCCAGTGGCATGAACCGCAGGCTACACAGTATCGCGAGATTGGCCCTCTTCCAATGAATGGAATCTATTTGAATGGATATCTACAATCTTCAAAATATTATCCAACAAATGAGATCAAGCAAGAAATTAAAACAATGTTTAGCCCTATTCCATCGATTTACAAACAAATGATGGATAAATATGTCTATCTCGTTAGTAATCGTGAACGTGTGATTGTGATCCATTCGAGAAGAACCGATTATATTACGTATCGTGAGGTCCATGGACCATTAGAGGGAAGTTATTATAAAGAAG